ATGCTGCGAATAAACTCATCCCAAGCGTGACCCGCTGCTCGCGCCGCTTTCTCAGCCGCCGCACCTGCTTTGATTTCGGCGTCCGTAAATAACTTGGTGCTTTCCGCAATCTCTTTAAACTTTTCTGAGCCTTCCGTAAGCATCGGAATAAGGTCAGCACCCGATTTGCCGAAAATCTTGATAATGTCTTCGGTGTAAGCCGTGGCGTCGCCTGTCCGCTTAATTTCGTCGGCGAGTTTATAAATAACGTCCGTGGCTTTGAGGTTTTTAACTGTCACCGCGTCCGTGGCGAAACCGAGGCGGTTTAAGGTTTCGAGCTGGGACGTAGATCCGCGAGTCGCTTCGTTTAGGAACTTGTTTGTTTTAACAAGGGCGTTGGCAATCGAGTCCAGCCCGACCCCGCTTTCCTTGCCCGCTTTGCCTAACACTTGCAAATCCTCGGCGTTTGCCCCGGTCTTTTTAATCGTGTTGCCTAACTCCAGAAAGTAAGACCCCGCTTCACGCATACCCGAATAAATCGAGGAAACAATCGAGGACACCGCAAAAGCACCGAGGAACATCTTGGACGCTTTCGACGCAGCGTCCGCAAAGGAGTTTTGAATCGCCGTCCCCGCTTGCTTCGCCGCAGCGTCAGCACCTTTAGGGACGTCCGAGAAGTCCCCGCCAAACTTTACTTTTACGTCGTCGCCCATTGGTTAGTTGCGGTTATAGTTTTTAGTGTTTTTAGCCTTCGACGCTTCTTCGGCTTTATAGCGTTCCATCGCTTCCCATTCCTGCTCAGAAACGACGTCGATTTTAGCACCCGCCGCCCGACAATGAGCGACGTGCAACCAAACGGCCTCGGCTTCGGGCATCGTCCAAGCTTCATTGAGCGTGCAACCGTTGCGGACAAGACCCGCGATAATGGCAAGTTGCCAGGGGATGCCTCCCGGGTCTTTCGACGTGTCCTTTTCCCAGAAGCGACACCACAGGGATTGAGCGTTAAAATAAGTGTTTAACTTAATCACTTCGGCGTAAAACTTTACAGGGAAGTGCGTGTAATACGCTAGCAGGAAAGACTCGCGCAAGGTGGCAGGCTTGCGGACGGCTTCGGGGTCGTGGGTGGCAAGGACGCGGACAGCAAATAGCAAGTCCTGCGGGGTGATGGTTCGGTTGCCACCGATCACAGGCGAGTCCACCGCTTCGAGTAGCACCCGATGACGGAGACAAAAGGGTAAAAGACGACGACCGCCGACCTTGAGAGTCGGGGTCTGAATCGTCGCGGCTTTAATCCAACGCTTTTCCATCGTTGGGGTATCCCTTGCGGGATTAGGAGGTGGTGATACCTTGATACTTCTTCGCTTTCAGCGTAATCTTACGGAAGGCGTTGTTTTGACCAGCATCGTCAACTGAGATGATGATATAGGAAACGCCCGCGTAGGTAATCAATTGAGCGGGAAGAGGAATCGTCGAGGAGGGCTTGAGAACGCCGTTAAGGGTCAGCTCGTCGCGTTGGTCGTCCAGGCGAAGGGTAGCCACCACGCCGGTCTCATTCATCACTTCGGCTTGGATGATGTCGGTTTTAGAAATGTCGTCCGATTGCAGGGTGACAAAGCTGGCGGTGTCATATAACGCCCAGACTTGTGCCGTTCCGTAAGTGGTAGGAGTTGCCATTGTAGGTTGTTAAAGGGGCGGTAATGTCAAGACGCGGGCGGGTAAACGGCGACCAGCGTGTATTGGATGGCGTTGCCATAGCGACGCTCGGCGACGGCCTCGTCATCGGAGACAATCTGAGAGAAGTAAAGCGACCCTTGCGTCCATTGGGCTTGGATGGCGGCGGTGTTTTCCATAATCCCCTGCGTCACTTCGACCCGCTGGCGGTGTTCGGCGAGGGTTGAGTCATCTGCTGAGGAATAGACGTAAATCTTGAGGGTGATTTCAAAGTTGCCCAGGGGCGTGCCACCAAGGTCGGGATGCGCACGTGCCGATTCCGCGTGAATGATGATGATGGGCAGATTGCGGGTCTGATCCGTTTGCCCCAAAGCAATCTCGACGCCGGGAAGCGACGCAGCGTTTGCCGTGAATAGGTTTGCCACGCTTTGCTCAGCGATGGTGCGGATTCCGTAGAGAGTTGTCATTGGGTAAAATGTTGCCACGTGCTAGAGGCTTCCCAGAGGGGAATCTTCTTTTTATTCATCACCGCAGCCATTTGCAGTCGCATCTTTTGGGCGCGGGATTTGATAGCGATGCGTGTCCAGCGTTCGTTGCCTAGCTTATTTCCAATGGTATTACCCACCGTCACTTCGGGAGCCGCTTCTTTTTGGGTGTCATCTTTAGCGATGGCGTTCTGCTGGCCTTCCAAATCCTTTGCCCACGCGGGGGCGGTAATCTTCGCCCCGATTTGCAGGGAGGCGAACCAATAAGCCGACTTAAGGATGCCCACGTTGTCATCCTTCATTCGGATAAAGCGTTCAATGTCCTTCTCGGATTGCACGATGGCAAAATGACCTTTCCCACGCTTGGCAAAGTTGCGGAGACTACCGCGCCCGCCGTCGGTGCGGAGTCCGTTGATGTATTGCTTCATCCCGGAGAGGTCGCCCTGCTCGAAGTAAGGGACAGACTTACCGCCGTTGCCGTAGGTTTTTTGAAACTGCGTCCATTTAATCTTGTGGGTCGATGGGCCAGCCCCGCCGTTGCGTTTGCTCCACAGCTTGAATACGTCGAAACGATTGATGGCAGCGACTTCCTGCGTCGTGGCGTAGTCGAGAGGGGCGAACACCTTGCGAACAGAAAACTCGATGTTCTTACGACCGTGGTTTCGGGCTTCGCGTGAACCGCCTGTCCCGCCGGCTGACGAAGTAGCAAAAGGGCGGGTAAAGCCTATCATATCTTTACAAAATAGCCCCGCCTGTTCCTTTACCGTTGGCCCCATCTCCTTACCCATTATTTTAATGAAGTCCTTGAGGTGGGCTTGTAAGCCCGCCGTATCGACGTCTTGGTTTCGGCGGGATGCAATCGCCATAGGTTAAGCAGGGCCTGCCCACGACTGCACCTTGCAAATAATCCACGCGGAAGGGGGGCGGTCATTGATGGCGACAATACGGAACTGAGTGCCGTTGTAGTTTACAAGGTTGCCGTAGATCACCACGCCAGGGTTTAAATCGTTATCGGCGCGAAGGAACTTAACGTCATAGGACGTGGAATTAAGGAAACCGCCCGTGGTCAAATCTTGTTGCACCATCGGTGGCCCCATCAGGACGTTAAAAGAGGTCGCCGTCCCGGTCAAACCACGCTGCACCGTCACGGCTTTCGGGATTTCGCTGAGAATCACCGCCGCGTCCTCGTTCCATTCGTCTTGGATGATACCCATATAGGGGCGGGGATGTCAAAGTGGCGTAAAAGCCAAGCCAGAGGGGTCTAATAGCGTGGCAAATAAAAAGCCCCCATCGCTGGGGGCTTCGTCTTTCGACCTGTTCCTTCGGATTACGAAGTGAACACGATGCGGGCGAGGCCGTTGGGATTACCAACTGCCGAGCCTTGGATGAAGTTGACGTTGAAGTGCATCTTGCCTTCTTGCCAATTGTAGTATTGGCGGAAAGCGAGGGAGAACTTGCTGTCATTATCCGTGATGGTTTCTTGCGTGCCACCACCGACGCTGATTTGAGGAGCCACGCGGGTCGCGATCACTAAGCCTTGCTTCGCGGAGGCGATGCCTGCGAGTTCAGGATACGTGCCGACGCCGGGCATGCCTGCGTATTCCCACAGTTTCAGGCCATGGATTTTACCGAGGAATCCGTTGGCGTTCTCGTTCGCTTGGCCTTCGCGGATGACGGAGTTGTCACCGATTGAGAGGTATTGGGCCACGGTGGGGTCAGCGAGGAGTTGACCGTAAGCGTCAGGAGCGATGAGGGCGGTGCGGCCTTCATAGGGGATGTTCATTGACGTCAATTTCGTGACGATTGGAACGATACCGCTCGCACGATTGAACGAAGAGGTTGCGCCCGAATAACCGACATTGGAGAAGTTGCCAGCGGTGCAAAGAGCGAGCAAGTTGTCGAACATCGACTTAGCAACGGACTCAGTCATAGGAGCGAGGAACACGCGTTGGAGCATTTCGGCAGAGATAGAACCTTGTTCTAAGTCCGTGAAAGCGATGTCCACGTAAGTTTGAGTCGTGAGCTGGACAGGAATGTCAGCGGCGACGGCGGATTGCTCCACGAAGCCCACGGTGGGGTCGTAAGAAGCAGCGGTCAAGGGGCTAGCGAGGCGGGTATGCACCACGTTGCCGATGCGGTCGACATACGAGGAGAAATCCGTCACCGCGATTTCCTTGATGGGTTGGAGGACAGGAACCAGCGTGCGCAGCGTTTCGGCAGCGACAAACTGAGGTGCAAGGCCTTGATTTAAGACAGAATTAGTTGCCATAGTGTGTTAGGTTTGTGTGTGAAAAAGTGATTTATTTGTAGCCGAGGTGTTCGACGATTGCCGAGCGGTGTTTGATGTAAAACGCTTGCTTCTCCTTGCCTTGGGGCATCTTGAGATACTCGTCCCAGATTTCGGCTCCGGTCTTAGCCTTGCCGTTCTCGACGTTGCCCGCGGTAATTTCCACAGGGGTCGCACCAGCGGCGGCGATGATCACGGCGGCCTTCTTGCCGACAGACTCGATTTGCGTGAAGACTTCGTTTTTCTTCTTTTCCGTCGATGCCAGGGCGTTGAGTAATTCCTCTACCTTGGACTTTAACTCATCACGCTCAGCGACTGCACCAGCCGAGGCTTCTAACTTTTCAGCGACGGCGGCGAACTCAGCTGCGAGGGTGTCATTTTTGGCCTTGAGTTCGGCAATCTCCTTCGCGTGGGCTTCGGCCTCGGCGGACTTGTTGGAGAAAGCAGACTTGAGTGCTTTTAGCGTTTCTTCGAGAGTCATTGTAAAGGGGCGTTAATGTCAAATGACAGGTTTAGGAAATGCCCCGACCTTTGTGCTTTTTAGCATCTTGCTTGTCGTGCTTGTCATCGGTCGTGACACCCATTTCGGAGTCGCTGGCCTCATCGTCCATGCGGGCGATGGTGTCAGGGTGGACACAATGATAGCCCGCTTCGGCGTAAGCGTCAGCGCAGGCTTTGTCGTTTTCCACGATATGCCCGATGTGATGGCCTTCGGCCTCCAGGCGTTTGACCGCTTCGACCTTGTATTGAGGGGTAGGCATCTTGGCGTCCGCTTCGGGCTTCATATGCAAAGCCGCGTGAGGGACTTCGTGCTTTTCGAGGTAATGAGAAACGTCCGCACGGTCGGCTTCCATACGCCCGGTGACCACGTGAACCTTGCGACCCGCCTTATCCATTTTCTTTAAATGGCGGGCGACCGCGGTGTTGAGGGACTCAGCTTCGTCTTCGTTTTTAATCGTGCCGTCAAAGTCGCTGATCACGAGGTGGTGCTTGGCGTCCGCTTCGGCGTCTGCCTTGGGTTCTTCGTCGCCGTCGTCATCGTCGTCGCCTTCGTCGTCCATCTTTACAGGCAACTTCTTATTGGAGTCCGTTGGGATTTCGGGATGCCCCTTGTCGTCGTCGGACTCGTCTTCGTCGTCTTCCTCGTCGTCCACCTTGGGCTTTGACGTGGACATATTGATTTTAAGACCTTTAAGCGCACGCTTGGAGGCGGATTCGTATTTCTCAAATTGCTCTTCGATAACTTCGTCGCCGTGGCGTTTGTCATTTTCCTCGTCGGCTTCCATTTGCTTAGCAACTTCGGCGTCGAGGGTTTCCATCATTTCGTCGAAACCATTGACCAGACCTGTCACCAAACCAGCATCGGCGGCTTTCTTACCCGAGAAAGTTTGACCTTCCATTGAGACATCTTCGACAAAGGAACGGACAGATTTAACGGCCTCGCGGAAGTCAGCGAAGATTTCATCAACTTCCATTTGAAGCATCGCACGCTGGCCTTCGTCGAGGGACGTGCCAGGGATGCCAGCACCCTTGAACATACCCGCTTTGATGACGTCCATCTTGACGCCTTCGTTGGCGTAGGCTTGGGTCATATCAGGGTAGGCAATATAGACGCCGACCGAGCCGATTGTAGCCGATGGGGTAGCAAAAAATTGCTTGGCTTGCGAACCGAGCCAATAAGCAGCAGAACATGCTTCGCTGTCCGTAAAAGCAATCGTGTTCTTCGAGCAGTTTTTAATGCGATTGGCGAGTTCAGGGACGCCGACCGAGCAACCGCCGGGACTGTCGATTTCAAAAACGATGGTCGTGACGTCCGGGTCGCGTTCGGCGGCTTCAAGCATCTCTTCGACGTCCTCGATGTCACAGCACCCGCAAAGCTTCTCCATATCGGAAAGACCTTTGCCGATTACACCGCGAACAGGGATAAAAGCGTAGGGAGGGAACTTCTCGTAAATCTCAACTTCGCCGAAGATAGCTTTAATCATATCGCCCACGTCCGACATCTTCGTCCCGAGAGGAAGAGAAGTCACCGAAGCGGCGCGTTCAAGATACGCCGACGCTTGCGAAGGCTGGATAAGCAGGGGGCGATTCCCCTTCACGTCTTTGAGTAAGTTTTTCATCGTAAATTATTTGGTTAGAGGGGTGAAGCCTTCGTCGTCAGCTTCGGGGGCTGACTCTTGGGCGGAAATGTCGCCGTCGATGTCGGGAATCTGAGCGTTCTGAGGCATATAGATACGCCAAGGCTCGACGCCCGCTTCCTTCGCTTTGTCGAGGATGTATTTCTGCTCTTGGATGCGACGATCTACTTCCTCGTAGAAATCCATTCCTTGCTCGGCAAAGTGGTCGGACAGGGTTTTAAGACCCATTTGAATGTCCCGCTGATTTGCGGTAGCATCACGGCCTGCGTCCACCGTCACCTTGCGGGTCGTCACCCAATTCACGCGGTGGAAATTGTCATTTGGGGGCAATTCGCCGTTGGCGATGGCCTTTGAGATAACGTAGTAATAAACAGGGTTGCAGAAGCGGTCGATGAGGACTTTTTGGCGGGCTTCAAATTGGCGTTGGGCTTTGGAGGTGACGAGACGGACGCCCGAACCGCTGACTTCGGAAGGATTGCAGACGAACTCGTAAGGTAAGACGCCACCGGAGGAATCCCGGTTGTTGAAATCCATAAACGTCTGGAAGTTTTCATTTCCACGCGTCGAGGTGTGCGATTCCAACTTTTCCCCTGGAGCAAGGGCGAGGATTTTACCGCCGATGAATGAACCGACTTCCTGCGGGTTGTTATAAACATTGTTGCTGTTATTGCCGTAAACCGCGTAATCCTGCGGACGCATATTGAACGCCTGAAAGTCCGCAACGTCGCCGGCGAATTGACCCGACTCCTTCGTAATCGTTCGCACGATGTCGGCGTTCGCTTTCTGGGCCTCACGTTCCAGCGACATCATTTCAAGGTTGTCGATGATCGCGTTGAGCGAGTGCTGGATTGGCGAGTAGGCTCGCGCACCCGTCACTTGCTCGGGGTTATGCACGTGCATCATCGACGGAGCGGAGACGAGGCGGGTATCTCCGTCCGATTTAATGACATTATAACCTACGACCGCCCCATATTTATTAAACATTATACCGTCCACCAAACCTTCGGGGACGTTCCCCGAATAGTTGGTCGTCCCTACGCGGTGCGATTCGATGAGTTGCAGTAGCGGGTTTCCTTCGGGGGTGAAGGTTTTGAGGACGAAGATTTCACCGTCGATGTCGATGCGTTTGCAGACGATGGTCTGACATTCGCTAAAGTTGTAGCGGTTCGTGATTTCGCAGGGACGGTTGCCCCAATCGGTAAAGTATTTGTGGGCGAGTTTATCCCAAGCTGCGTCCCCGGTAGAAGGTTGGGCTTTGATGCCGTCGCCCACGGAATAAAGGGCGTAGTCGGAAATCATTTGACGCACCAAACCACTATTGACCGAGAGCCAACGCATTTTGCGCGTAAGCTCTTGACGGTCATAGGTCGTCATCACCTTCTTGAAGTCAGCAGGGAAAGGCGTGTTGACCCATTGGCGCTTGTTCGAGAACTTCGCACCCTCAAATTGCGAGAACACGCCACCCGCGTAGCCACCGTTGGAGAAGTCGGCTCGGGCTTTCAAATCGCCACGCTTGCCAGCAGCCTTTTTAAGCGACGGAACATTGGCGATAGGTTTCTTAGCGGGTTTTTTGGATGCCATACAAAATTATAGACCACGGAACGTCCACATCCCGTTATAAACTCGGACAATGTCTCGTGGGCCGTAAGTGTTGGGGTCTAAAATCTGTAAAGCATAACGACATTCAACAAGGACGCGTTGCGGATCCATCGGGAACTGCTTGGAGACGGAAGTGCCTGAGTCCGTGTAGGACATCATCGTCTTACCCTCTAAAATCATAGCCGCCGCTTGGTCGCGGATTGCCTCAATCGTGGGTTGAGGGAGGACGAGAAAGCAACCTGTTGGGTTAACAGCCATAATTGGGCGAACTTGTCAAAGGTCGGACAATCCCCCCATGAAAAGGGACTGCCCGATGCCACTTGCCCCACCAAATGCCCATTTGAAAGCAAGCGCAGGGTGAGAGTTGAGGGCTTTGCCACGTGTGTCAAGCCGTTGGAGCCTCCGAACCCGCTTCATTTGCCGCCTCGGTCGTATCCCCAAGCTTCCCGGTCAGGCGCCACGCAAGGGCTGGGAGCAGTCCCATTACTTCGCAGTCCCAGAAGTGATTGGCCTTGCGGTCAACGACTTCCCAGACGACCTTGCCATTGTTATTGATGATGCGTTTCTCGGACTGCATTTGCTCCACGTAATCTTCGGGCACGTCCGCCGCCCGCGTGTGCCGTTTCCATTTAATCATCGCCGCCAGGGAATCCTTGAAGCGGAGATTTGAGAAGTAAAACACCTTGCACCGCTTCGTCCCCGCCATTTCGACCACAGGCTGGGAATAAGCTCTCAATTCGTTTTTGAAAGCACCGTTCGGCAGACGGATACGCCACACGAAGTCGTTGCGTTGGTCGCCACGGATAGCGTTCCAGCCACGTTCGCCGCACGCCGTGATCACTTCGTCCTTTTGATAACCGCAGTCGACGAACACGTTCGCAGGGTGGACGCCGTGTTTCTTTTGACACTCCCCAAGGTTTGCCCACGACATCGCAAATCCGCACCCACGCAGTCGGGACTTGCCTTCACCGTCCCACGACCGCACCAGCCAATAGAAACCGTTCTGCTGGACGTCCACCGTCATAAAACGGAAAGGGACAAAGTCGGGGTCGGAACGGTGTTCGGCGGTGATTTGACGACCCGGCGTTGGCTTACCCTTAACAAATCCACCTTCCTCGTCCCATTGGTCAGCCATCTTGTAATCACCCACTTCCGCATCGAGCTTAACTTCATAGGTTTCTTCACGCCACGAAATCGCAAGGCGTTTCTGAGTGAACTCGCGCAAGGCCGTTAAGTTGCCTGACTCCTCGTTTAACTTCCAAGCTTCCAATCGCTCCACCGCCAAGTCGCCCCACGACAAGCCCCATTGTCCGCACAGGGCGTTCCAATGATAACCACGGCGTGATTTAGGGGCGGTCGGGTTGGTGATGACGTAGGACGCCGAAGCGTTCATTTCTGCCCGCGTTTGATTGGAGTCCTTGAAGTGGTGGTCACAGTTTCGACATTTGTAAGTCGTTCCAGCACGCACCGCTTCCAAATCGTAAGTGTTTCCAACCTTTGCCGACGCTGGGTAAACGATTTGCTCCCAAAGGAAAGGTTGTTGGTGATTGCATGACGGACAGACAAATGACCAAACCCGCTTGTCCGTTGTTTCAAACCAATTTGACCAATCGTCTCCCTCAGTGCCACCTTGTGAAACGAGGACAACTTTAGACTGCCAGCGGAAAGC